GGCCGGACTCGGCGGACGCAAGCGACAGCACGTCGGCGGCGTTGGCCGACAGCGTCGTGGCGCCGGACGATCCACCGACGGCGCCGTAGCCGCCGTTGCCGCCGCCGCCGCCCACGCCCGGCCCGCCGTTCGCGGCGGCCGTGGCAACGGCCACGCCGAACCCGAGTGGTGCGGCCGCCTTATTGAACCCGGCGCCGCCCGCGCTGCCGGCGAAGATCGAGCCCGATTGTCCTGCGACCGGCGGCGGCAGCGTCGCGCCGAAGTCGTACGCGACAATGCCGGGCCAGAAGGTGGCGACCGCGCCGCCAGGGCCGCCGTTACTGTGGATGCGGCCGTTGTTGATCAGCATCGCGTTGAAGTTCTGCGGATACCCAGCGGGATTCCAGCTCACGCCCGCGTTGATCGTCAGGATCACGAACTTGCACTCGCGCGTCGCCTTGTACTCCGATCCGGTGAGCGCGCAGCCCGGCACCGCCGTGACGCCATCCATCACGTGCGTGCCGTCGGAGCCGTCGCGGTAATCGAACGAGATCACGACCGGATCGGGTACGACGCGCACGACCTCGTCGATCGCGAACTCGGCGCCAGTCCACTCCACCTCTAGATCGTCGCGATCGAAGCGCACCTGTTCGAGCAGCGATACCTTGGTGACGATGCCCGACACGACGCCGCTGGTGAACACCAGCGTAAGCGTGCCGTCGAGGTTGTCGGTGCAGGTGTCGATCTCGACGTACTGCCGGGCGCCCGTGGATAGCGTCAGCGCGAGCCGCCGGTGACCCAGCGACTCGAACCAGCTCGCGTAGTCGCCGGCGCCGGCGACCGTCGAGCTCGAGACCTTGATCCCGCCGGCGACCGTCGAGACGTAGAGCAGGTCGGGCCGGTTGGTCGAGAGCAGGAACGCGCCCTGCCGGCCGCGCAGCCGGCGCGTGAACGCCTTGAACCACGCCCAGTCGGCGCGATCGGTACTGTGGAACTTGAGCGAGCGCGCCCAGACGGATGTGTCCTGCCCGCCGATCCCGAGCGGCAGTCCGCCCAGGTCGACCGTCTCAGCGCCCGACAGCAGCGACTCGTTCGCGGTGCCGTCGATCTCGTTGGGCCGATCCCAGATCAAGAGATCGCCGGCGGCCAGGGCGTCGACCGCCGCCAGGCCGGCCGCGAACTGCAGGAGCTCGGCTCCGCGGCCCATCGAGTCGACCCCGGCCCAGCCGAACGCCGCCGCCTGCGCATGCACGGTCCACAGGTCGACCGCGATCGGATAGCGTGCGAAGCCTTGCTGCGGATCGAGCAGGACTTGCAAGAGCGGCATGATCCGCCCGCCCTGCCGGCCCGCGGGCCCGGGCGTGATGTCGAGCTCGATGCTAGTCGGCGTCACGCTCTGCACGACGCCGATCGCCACGGCGCCGTTGCCGGCGACCACGGCCACCCGCTGGCGCGGCACCGCCCAGTCGGCGCGCGCTGTCGACGCCACGAACACGGTGTCGGCCGAGCTGCTCGCGATGAGCGAGAGCTCCTCGGTCGGCAGCGCGAGCAGGAAGATCGCGCCGCTCGCCGCCGACCGCATCAGCTGACCGCGGGCGTCGCGCGACTGACCGTCGAGCAGGAATGCCACGCCTTCGAAGCGCCGCTTGGGCTGGCCGAACGGCGAGCTCCGCGTCTCTTTGCCCGAGTAGCTCGTGAGGATATCGGTCGACCAACCGAGCTGCAGCATGGCGCCCGACTCGAGCGAGAGCACGAACGTGGCGGCGCCGTCCGCGCCGTAGCCCGGGACGAGCCCCACGATCCCGCGCCGGCCGCCCGCGATGTGCTCGCCGATGTGCGAGCCGAGATGCTGGCCCAGGTGCACCGGCTAGCCTCCGTCGAGCGTGCCCGGGATCCGCGTGCCGTCGAGCGCGAGCGTGAACGTCGCCCGGTCCTTGGTGTCCGCGGCGTCGCGGAAGTGCTCGACGCCGGCCGCGGTGATCCCCAGGCCGGACGCCTTGGCCACGAACAGCGACCACTGGATCCGTAGCCGCTCGAGAAACGTCCGCGAGCCCACCGGCCCGCCGGCCTCGATCACGAACGAGAACACGGTCGCGACCACGGTGTCGATGACGCCGGTGACTATCGACTGGACCGCGGCTTTCATGTTGCCACTGGCGTCGAGCGCGGCCGGGAGCCTGGTCTGGATATCGTCGGTGTCCGCCTGCAGCGTTGCGACCGCGGCGGCCGAGGCCCGGCTGGTCACTGTCGCGTCGAGGTTGTCGATCGCGGTGGCGCGGCCCGACGTGAGCCGGCCGGTCAAGGTTGTCAGGTCCGTCTGCGCGGTTGTCAGCGCCGCGGTGGTCGCGATGCCCGACTGGATCTCGGCGACGGCATCGCTGGCGAGTGCGTTGGCGTTGATCGCGTTGGTCGAGAACTTGGCCGCGGTGATCGCGCCGTCCGCGATCGAGTTGGCGCCGAGCGCGTTCGTGGCGACGAGCGCGACGACGACGCTGGGGAACCCTGCCACGGAGTCGGCGTGCACGGCGGTGCCGAGCCACGAGCCGACGTCCGCGGCGATCTTCCCGCCGACCAGCGCGGCCGGCAGCCGGGCCTGGATATCGTCGGTGTCAGCCTGCAGTGTCGTCAGGCGCGTCTGAATGTCGTCGGTGTCCGCCTGCGTCGTCGCCAGTGCGGCCGCCGCGGCGCGCGTGGTGATCGCAGCGTCGAGGTTGTCGACCAGGCCCGCCCGGGTCGGCGTCCACGTCGCCGACGACAGCGCGGTGCTCGAGGGCGCGCGGCTCGACACGGTGGCGTCAAGGTTGTCGATTGCGGTCGCGCGACCGGACGTGAGACGGCCGGTCAGCGTGGTCAAGTCCGTCTGCGCGGTGGTGAGCGCCGTGGCCGCGGCGCGCGTCGAGATCGCGGCGTCGAGATTCGTCATGCCCCAGGCTGCCGCATCGTTGCGATCGACGGCGACCACGTCGAACGCAATATCAGCGTTGGTCATGGCGCCCGTACTGGTCACGATGATCGTGGCGACGCCGAGCGTGTTGGTGTGCGCCGTCGTGAGCGCCATATTGTACAGCCCGCCGCCGAGGTCGGTGATCGTCGGCGTAATCGTGGCGTGCGAGGTCCCGCCTTTTTTGCAGAGGCTGACCACGAACACGGTAAGCCCGGCCAGGAGCGCGCCGGTCGTCGAGCTGCGCATCGTGAACCGAACGTCGTCGGCGGTGGACAGCTTGAGGGTCTGCATGGGGATCCTTCTCCGGGACGCGAACGCGACGCCGACGGTCAGACCGACGGCGATGTCGAACGTCGACGTTCCCGGCGTACCGAACCCGCTCCAGCCTTTGCTTGTGCCGTCGTTGTAGGTCGCGAAGTAGTTGCGGGTGCTGTCGCAGACCTGCGCGGTGAACGCGCCCGCGCCGCCGGCGATCGTGACGCTCGTGATGTACTCGGCGCTCACGCCGTCGTCGGCGTAGATCTTGACGGTGCCACCGTCCGCCGCGGCGACGCCGCCGATCGCGACCGCGCCGGCAACGGTGAACGCGATGTCGTGGAGCGTGATCCACTGACTTGCGGACCAGTGATGCCCGGTGCCAACGGCGCAGCCTAGTCGCCAGCGTCGGGACACCGGCAGCTCCATCCCGACACGTCCAAAGGACGATCGCCTGATCCACTGCGCGATCGGTCGCATCGTCTCGCGACGACTCCACTGGGGAGTGCCTGTTATGACGTTTCCGCCGGAGGCGGGAAATTCATCCTGATACCATCCATCGCCGCAGTCCTCTCCGGTCTGACGCTCGACCCCCAGGGAGTACGATATCCCCGGGTACGAATAGGCGCGTATTCCGAGATCACACCAAGCGCTGGATAGCATCCACGGGGTCGAGGGAAAACTGGGGATACGATCTGCCGCGGTGACGTAGGCAGCGTAGTCTCCGAACGCGGTATGCGATACCAGGCTGTAGCCGCAGGATCGATTGCCGCTGCCAATCCCCTGCGCCGGGATGTCCGCCGTGTAGTTCACGATCGCGTACCCACTGAACTCTACGCTTGGCGTGATATTCAGACTCGCTCGCACATTAACCGCTAGCCGGTTGGTTCCACGGACCAGCGCCCACGCCGACGAGTCATGATCGCACCGTCGAGTGTAGATCCGCGTTCCAGCGCAGGAGACAGTTCCGAACGATATGTTGGCGATGACCGTGGCGCGCGCGCCCTGCCCCGTTGCGTTCACGAACGAACTCAGAGCCACCTGATTTTGATCGAACACGACCACGCCGGACTGCAGCATCGTGATCGTGCCGGGCTCCTGTACCTCAAGTTGTGCGACGTACTGATGCCCGTCGGCGGCGAGCACCCCAAACATCATGGCGGTTGTCCCACGATCGTTGGCAACCACCGAGCGGCACGAGTGAAGCTCGCGTGTCGTGCCGCTCACCGTGAACGTGTAGGTCACCACGAGCACCGCCGACAGATTCGCGAAGCTGTTCGAGGCGAGGTTGGACTTCGCGATCAGTGCATGGACGGCGTTCGTCGTGATCGAGTACGGCGCGACGGTCAGGTCGACGATGTCCCTGTACTGCGCGCCGACGCCGATCGCGTGCTTGCACACGGCGCGCGCATCGTAGGTGCCGCCGGAGTCGAGCTTGAGCGAGAGCGTGGTATCGCCGGTTCCGGTGGTGGAATAGTCGTGCGCCGTGACCCGCAGGTAGATCTGCTTGAAGGTCTTGCTGGCTTCGGGACAAAACGTCGACAGGTTCGGGATCTGGTTGGCTGCCGCGTCGGAAACGCCGCCGGTGGTTCCGATCTCAATATCTGACGTCGTCAGCGTCGTGTAGTGCCCCTGGATCGGGATCTCGATCGTCTTGACGTGCGTCGCTGCCGTGTTGTCGTAGTCGTAGGTGACGTGCAACTCGGCCGTGAGGTTGTTCGCCGACGCTGCCGTGCTGTGCGAGAAGGCCACTCCGACCTGGCAGGTTTGCGAAGCGCCGCTGCCGAAGTTCGTCAGGAAGTACGCGGTAACGTCGCGCTCGACGATCAGCGTTTCGTGTCCGATATAGTTCAACGCGAATGGGGCGTAGTCCACGTCGTCGAAGGCCACCGCGCCCAGCTTGATACCCAGTCGCCAACCGAGAACGCCGTTGAGTGCCGTGTATGTATCGCGGCACGTAACCCGCAGCCTCACCGAGCGGATCGTCCGGGTCAGCTCGGGCATGTCGATCGTGATCGCCGCGAAGTCATGCCTCGTCGCCGTCGCCAGCGTTGTGTTCGTGGCAAGCGTCGTGATCCGCGTCGCGAACGCCCAGGAAACGGTCTTACTCGCGGTGGCCACTACGGCACCTCGGGCTGTGGCATCGCGGCCCGCTCGCGCGCCGTGCTCTGCGTGTCGTCGACGATATCCTCGAAGTCCTCGGCGAGCGTGGCGTCGAGGTCATCCTTCGTCGCCGAGCGCGTGACGGTGTTGACCACGGCCCCGGCGGCGTTGCGGACCTCGAGTTGCACGGTCAGGGTCCACGGCGGCACGTTGACGATCTCCACCCGGACCGAGACGCGGGGGTCGGTCCACAGCGCCGCGATCCGCGCGCGCAGGACGTCGACCCGATGGGGCTTGCCCTGGCGCCACCACGTGCGGGCGATTGCCGCGACGGCGGCCAGTGCTGGTGCTGCCACGGCCCAAGGCTCGCGCGGGCGGGCGCGTGGGTCGATACGCCGCCGCCGTCAGCGCAGCGTCAGCGCCGGCTGCGCACGGCGCCCTGGTTGGCCCGCAGCGTGTTGAGCACGGCCGAGGCACCGTCGCGGCTCTTGATCGCCGCCACGCCCACCGACTTGTCGAAATGATTGTGGATGTGCACCGCCGGCGCAGCCTGCCGCGCCGGGGCGCCGCCGCGCTGCTGCTCGGGCGTCTGGATCGTCACGCGCTCGCCCGGCGTGGCCTTGAACGCGACCACCTGCGAGTCGGTGCCGCCGGAGCCGCCGACGATCCCGGAGCCGCCGGTGGCCGCGCCGAAAATCGTGCCGGCGAGCGCGTCGAGCGCGTTGCCCTCCGACGGTTTGAACAGGCCCATGAACGCCATCACGGCCTGCATCGCAAGCTGCTTCACGATCAGCTTCTCGATGTCGGAGATCATCGAGCCCACCATGTCGCCCCACGCCACCTTGCCACCGCTGGCCGCGGTAGCGATCGCGTCGGCGAACGTGTTGACGTCGTCGACCAGCGTGCCAGCCAGGGCTTTGCCGAAGCCTTCGGTCTGCTGGCTCATCTGCGTGGTCATGTCCGCGAGCACAGCCGCGAGGCCCTGAGCTGCAGGCTTCGTCGCGTCGTACAGCCGCTTCGCCTCGAGCAGCTCCTTGTTGGCGCGTTGACGGTCGATCACGCCAGCATGCAGCGCGCTGTTGACCGATCGGATCGCCGCCTCATAGGCGTTGATCGGTCCCTTGATCCTGTCGAAGATCTCCCCGTAGCCGCCGAGCGCCGCCTTGGCCTTGTCGTACGTGCTCGTGGCCTCCCTGGTCAGCGTGCTTAGCTGGCCCTCTGTGAGCGCGTGCTCGACCTCTGCGCCGTGGATCGCGTCGAGCCGTTCCTTGTACACCCGCTGCGCCTCGCCCAGGCTCAGGACGAGCTCGCGCGACTTGGCGAGCTCGTCGTTGTACTCGCGCGTCGAGGGCGCCAACTCGCCGGCAGCCTTGCGCTGGGTCTCCACGAGCGCAGCCAGCTTCCCGCCGTCGTCCTGTGCGAGCTTCGTCGCTGCCGTGTCGACGCCCACGCTGACCGCGATCCCCTTGAACGTTCGCGGCCCGAGCATCGCAGCCTGGCGCGCCGTCAGGGCCGGAGCTCCGGCGGTCGCGATCCCCATGCCTTTGAGCAGCGCCGCGTTGTACTGCTGCGCGTCGAGATAGCCCGAGCGAAATAGCGCGTTCAGCCCGGCGACCCGCTCGGACGCCTCCCGGATCGGATCTTCGAACTCGTGCCACAGCTTGATTGCGGCGGGCAGCCGGCCACCGTTGATCGTCGTGATCAGCCCCTCGTACGCCTTCTGGTACTCGTCGGCGGTGAGCTGGCCCTTGACCTGTTCAGCCTTCAGGTTCGCGAGCTGCTTGCGTGCGTCTTCGACGGGCTCCTTGATCGAACGCAGCAGCTTGAACTGTGCACCGAGTCCCGTTTTGTCCGATCCCCACGGGTCGGCGAAGATGCCGGCGACGATGCCGGCCGTCTGGCCGAATTCCTTGAGCCTGTCGATCGCCAGCGGCAGCGCGTCGACTGCATCCTTCAGATCTTTGACGAAGCTATTGACGATCGCGTCGCCGGCGCGGATCGACGCGGCGCGCGCGTCCTCGGCCTTGGCGACGAACTCGGTCATGACGTCGGCCCACGTTTTCCGTAGCCCACGCATCTGGTCCATCATGCCCTGGATGCCTTCGTAGTCGACGGGCGTGAGGTTGTGAGCGACGTCGATCGCCTTGCGGATCGCGTCGCCACGCGAGTCGCCCTTACTGACAAACAGATCGACGGTACGCGAAAAGGCTTCGGTCTCTTGCTGCGCGGTCCGCTGGATCTTGCCGAACGCGACATGGATACCGTCGGCGGAGGTGATGAGCGAATCGAGTAACTCGCCGACCTTGATCTTCCCGGAGTCAACGAGCGCGGTCAGTCCCTGTCGCGTCGTCTTGAAGTGCGCCATCCAGTTCGTCGCGATCTCCGGCACCTCACGCATGATCATGTTGAGCTCGCGCTGTTCGATGTGGCCGCGCGCAGCCGCATAGGTGAGCCGCGAGACCAGGCTGCCGACGCTCTCGAGCGGCTTGCCTGCAACCTGCGCTGCCTCGCCGAGCGTCTTCAGAAGCTGGATCTGCTCGCCGTGTGAATAGTTGAGCTCGTCGGTGCCATCTCGAACAGCGTCGTACAGGTCGATCGTCGTCCGGTAGTTCGAGTGCAGATCGTGCGCGAGGACGATCTGTTCGGACACGATCTGGTTCACGTCGTGCGACGAGTCGACGAACTTGACCGCTGTGTTGTTGGCTTCGATGTACGCGTCCCGGAGGTACAAGAAGTGCTCGGCGAGCTCCTTGACCTTGGAGATTCCTTCGGTGATGCCCAGGGCTGCCGCGCCGCCGAGCGCGCCCTGAATCCCGGCGCCGATACCTGGTCCCGACGGCGCGACCGGTGCGCCCGAGCCGGCACCGCCGAGCCCGATCGTCGACGTCGCCTGCGCGGTCTGCGCCGACGCGCTGTCGCGATGCGCTTTGGTCAGGTGCTCCATCTCCGCAGCGAACTCGGCGGTCGACAGCGCGCCGCGTCTGTGGAGCTTGTCGAGCGCCACAAGCTCGAGGTTGTACTCTCGCAACGGCCCGCGGATCCGCTCGACGATCCCGGCCTCGCGCTCGAACTGCGCGTTGAGCGCCGCGAACGGGTTGGCGTAGCGCGCGAGCTTCGAGAGCGTGTCCTCCTGCGCCCTGGCGGCGGCGGTTGCCTTGGCCAGCGCAGCGGCCGCGGCTACAGCGCCCGCAGCCACCTTGGCGCCTGCCTCGGCCCCCGCCGCGCCCGTGTGCTTGGCCGCCACGGTAGCCTTCCCGAGCCCTTGTTCGACGCGGGCGACAGCGGCTTCGGCGGCCTGGGTCTGGATCTGGACCATCAACTGGAAGCTCATAGGCGCGCCCCTGGGCTCACTGGGCCCCTCGTGCGGTGGTGAGTCGCTGCCGGGCCGCCTCGGCCTCGGCGCGCTCGTGATCGAGCTGCCGGATGACCTGGACGAGCGTCACACTGGCCTCCCGGTCGAGCTCGTGGAACTCGCACCAAGCCACGATCGCCGTCCACGGGATCGGCCCAAGCGCCATACCGATCGCACGGCACGTGCCCAGATCGCTCCATGCGTGGATACACATCCCGATCGCCGCGTCGCGCTCGGGCTCGTCGACCAAGGCCGCGTCGAGCTGCTGCTCGGCCTGCGTTCGACGCGCGGGGCTGGTCGCCGCGTCGTCGAGCTCGGCGCGTAGATCGCGAGCCGTCGCCGCGTTGGCTTCGCTCCACTCCAGCCACGCGGCTACCTTTTTCCCAGCTCGGCGGCGTCCCCCAGCGGCGCCGGCCGGAAGGTGTCGGCGTCCTGCGCCCAGGCGCGAAACGCCACGTACGTCCCGATCCCCTCGTCGGACTCGATGATCGCGGTCAGGAACTCGTGCACCTTGGCCGGCGTGCACGGCGCCGGCGTGCCGTCGTCCTCGATCACGTGGTCCCAGCTCACGACGCAGTGGTCGGCGATGAGCTTGGCTTCCTCGATGCAGCGGGCCTTCGTCTTGGCTTCGCTGATCGAGTTGTTGCCACCGCGAGCGCGGAGCGCGTTGGCCGCGTTCCAGCTCGCTGTCTTGAACCCGCGCGTGCCATCACCCGCGTGGCGTACGAGCAGCGCCGGCGGGCCGGCAGCGCACAGCCGGATGCCGTGGAACACGTAGACCGCCGTGGCCCCGTCGGGAATCGCGAGGTCCTTGACGATCTTGGTGAAGGCCATGCGCCATCGTCGGCGGCGTGGCGGGACGGGTCGAAACCGCTACGACGCTGGCAGGTACGCGAACATCGAGACGCCCAGCGTGTAGTTGGTGACCGGATCGCGAAACCCGCCAGCCTTGGGCGAGAGCATGATCGGCCCGTTGCCCGGGAAGGTCAGCGCGGCATCGCTGAACTTGAGCGCCGGGACCTCGAAGAAGATCCCGCCGTCGCCGTTGCGAAAGCCCGAGCCGAACGTGAGCGTGGTGTTGTTCGGCGCGGCACGGATGCCGGCGTCGCCGTTGACGTAGCACTCGGCGTCGACGCCCACCTCGGCCTTGCCCATCACGTTCTCGGCCGTGCCGTACGTGCCCTGCTGCTTGAGCGGCGAGACGCCGTTCTTGTGGGTCAGCTTCCACGAGCTGATCTTGTTGCTGACGATCTCGCCGGTCGTGGCGTCGGTGAATCGCAGGTAGGGCTGCTTGGTCATCGCGTTGAACCGCTGGACCGCGAACGACGCCTGCGCCGTGGCTGCGCCGGTCGCGCGGGTCACCGTCGGCAGCGTGACGAACGTCCCCGAGAACGTGAGCTCGAGCTTGATCAGCGCCTTCATCGCCGAGGTCACGACGAACTGGTCGACGGTCTGGCCCTGCGCATAGCAGTAGTCGGTGGCGTTGGCCGTACCGATGCCCGGCAGCGAGAGCTCGAGCTGGTAGCTCGGCTCGAGGTAGTCGGCGGCGTCGTAGGCGACCTCGCGAAGCCAGCTGCCCCAGTACAGGTCGATCGTCTTGGTCGCGCCAGCGTCGAGCGCGACCTGGGTCCAGCTGCGCACGGCAGCGTTGGTCGTGATGAGATGCGCCGCGACGGTGGTGACCTTGACGAAGCCCCCGTAGCCGGCGGTCGCGAACGCGAACGCGGTGCCCGGCACGCCGCCGACGTAGATGACCTGGCCGGGCCAGATCCCCATCGTCGTGAAGTCGGCGATCGTCGACGTGATGTTGCCGTTGACGTCGATCCCGATGTCGCCCGCCGCGCCGCGGAACCCCGCGACCTCGAGCGTGGCCGCGTAGCCCGCGATCGTCTCGGCCACGCCGCCGGCCACCGTGATCGACGTCGCCGTCGAGCCGGCGCCGACGACGAGCAGCGTGCCGTTCTGCGCGACGTTGGTACCGGTGATGAGGCCGCGAGGCACCACGAGCGTCCCGGCCTGCAGCGCGCCACCGGCGGCCACCGTGAACGCCGTGGTGGTCCGCGCCGTCGGCAGAAACCGCGACACGCCCGTGCCGCCCGAGTGCTTGATCGCCGCGAGCATCATGCCCTCGCGGAACGCGTAGGCGTGATCGAGCGTGAGATCCATCGTCAGCTTGGGCGCGGCATCGCCGTCGACGATCTCGGGCGCCTCGAGCTGGCGCAGCACCGAGAGCGGCGATGGGCTCACCGTCGACGTCTTGAGGTAGAACTCGCTGATGCCGCCCTGGTCGGGCTGAAGCCTGAGCCAGCCCGTCGTGGGCTGGACGCCGAGCCCGCCGGTCTCGCGCGCCGAGAGCAGCCCAACCATTTCCGACTTGCCGGTGGTCATGCAGCCATCGTCGAGCCGACGCCCGAGCGGGTCGAAACCGCCCGGCTACTTGGTCTCGTAGTATGAGAACGGCGTGCGGACCATCAGCGTAAACCACCGCGTGTCGGTGCCGATCTCCTGGGTCACCGATGCGCCTGTGGTGAGCGGCTCGCCGCCGTCTGGCGCCGGCAGATTCACCATCTCGAAGATCGCCCGCACGGCGCCGACGAGCTGGGCCAGGCCGTAGCGCCCGGCGCCCGCCGCGCCCCACAGCTTGACGGTGATCCACCCGTTGCGATCGACGAACCGCGAGCCGGCCGCGCCCGAGGTGAGCTGTGCCGCGGTCGTGTGCGTAATCGTCAGCGCGGCGAAGCTCGCGGTCGGCGGCAGCTCGATCGCGCGGTTGTCGAGCGCGTACGGCACGTTGCTCGAGGCCGCCGGCCAGGCCGCCGCGAACGTCGCCGAGATGAGCTCGATGGCCTGGGCCTCGGTCATGTCTAGTCGTCGCCGAACGGCGAGTACGCGCCCGCCATGTTGCCGGCCGCGTCGCCACCGCGATCGGCGATCGCCCCCGCGATCACCGGCGACAGGTCAATCGCGACGCCGTCGTACTGGGACTGGATCTTTTGCACGGCCTGTTCGATCGCGATGAGGTCCCAGCCGGCCGCGGCCTGCGTGCTCGCGCCGCCGATCAGCCGGCCGATGTACGGCACGTTGTTGGCCTCGAACAGGTCGCCGTCGCCGAGCTTGAACCGCATGACCTGCGCCACGCCATCGGCGTGCGCGGTCTCGCCGTTGCCGTCGACCTCGACCACGAACGCGGCGCCCACCGCGGGTACCCAGTTGGCGTGCGCGTGGCCCGTCTTGACCGGCGTGGCCTCGCGCAGGTTGGCGTCGATCTCGAGGATGAGCGCCTTGCAGACGTTGGCGAGCTCAGCGCGGAACTTGCCGCTGACCGCGACGACCTGCGGATCGGACATCGGCTACCGCTTCGAGCTGCGCTGCTGCGGCGGCGCAGGCGCGCGCCTGGGCAGCTCGGTCTCCGGGACCGGCAGCGGCGCAGGCCGGGGCTCCGGCACGGGCTCGGGCTCGGGCGCTGGCGTCGGGTGAGCGACCTCGATCATCGCCGAGCGCCAGAAGTTCCACGCCGCGTCCTGGGTCATGTCGAGGTCCGCGTACGGGAACGGATCGCCGGCCGCGAACGCCCGATCGCCGTAGGTGAACGGGATGCGCGCGACGAACGAACAGCCCGGCGTCGGGGCCATCCGCGGACAGTGGTCGGTGGAGCCCTGCATCGCGCCGTGCGCTACTGGACGATGCCGGAGAAGAACACGCCGCACTTGGGTGACACGATCTGGAACGTATCGTCGACGGCGCCCTCGATCCAGAACGAGCGGATGTCCTGGTCCCAGTAGCGCCAGTTGCGGAAGCCCTCGCTGTTGCCCGTCAGGCCCTGCCAGGTGAAGCGCAGGCCGGCCGTGGTCTGCAGCTTGCTCGGCGACGGGTTGACGTAGCCGAGCCACGCGGACTTGCTCGACATGATGAAGGCGGGCGTGTTGACCTGCGCCGTGCCCGCGTTGGTCGTCGTCTCGTTCGCGGTGTTGTAGACCGCGCCAGCGACGAGGACCCTGTCGACCTTGAAGAGGTTCGCGATGTCGTCGAGCGTGGCCTGCGCCGACATACCGGGGCGCTGGCCGTTGACCACGCGGGCCAGGACCTGCGCGTTGGTGAGTAGCGGCGCGACGACGTCGGCGCCCAGGATCAGGGTGTTGTACTTGCGGCGGGAGGCGAGCTTGCCGATCGGGTGCTCCGCGAGCACGTTCGAGATCGGCACGCCGGTCGACGCGTTCCAGTAGATCGCCTGCACGCCGCTCGGCGCGGACGCGACGCCGGTGACGTCGCGCCCCCAGACGCCGGTCTTCCACGCGATGGAGGCGACCCGGACCTCGTCGGAGATCGCCATGACCTCGGCGACACTCTTGGTCGCGACCTCTTCGGCGTCGATCGCCGACGTCGCGATCATCTCCTCGGTCAGCTTCTCGCGATAGCCGAACTGCTGGGTCTTGGCCGGCGTGGACGACGCGTTCCAGCCGCCCTCTTCGGCCTTGGTCCCAGGCGCGCGCGGCTGCGCCTTGTTCTGGCCGATCGACGCCATGTCGATCGTGTAGTACGTGAACGCCTGCTCGGGCTCGCCGATGGTCGGGAACCACTGGCGCGCGATGAAGTCGCCCGCGTCCTCCTGGAAGGCCGCGATCGAGATGTTCTCGAGGATGAGGTTGCGAGCGAGGTCGCCCGGTGTGGCGGCCTTCTGAACGCGCGTGTGGATGTGGTCGGGCATGGCGGTTCCTTAGGTGGCGAGCAGCGCGCCGGGTTCCCAGGTTGCGGCGACGATGTCGCCGATGGCGCCGCCCTCGACGATCTGGCCGAGGACGTTGTGCGTGGCCACCGCGACGATCGCGTTGCCAACGGCGTCGGTCGAATACTTCTGGCCGGCCGTCATGATCGCGCCGAGCACGACCTTGACCTTGGGGCCGACAAGCAGTTCGACCGCCTCGCCGGCGAGCGGCTTGTTCGCGATGATGCCGACGCCGAGCGCGCCCGCGGTGCCCGCGAAGGTCACCGTGCGATTGCCATTGATTACCGCGACGCAGAACTGCTTCGCGGCCAGGCTCACGCTGGCGGTGTAGCCGCTGTCGCGCTCCGAGTTGATCGTTCCCATGGGATGAGCTCCTTATGCCTGCACGCGGGGATAGGCTTCGGCGTAGAGGTCCGAACCCTCGGCGGTCTTGAGGAAGTCAGCGGTCGCCGCCGCGAGCTGCTTCGTCGTCGGCGCGTCGACCTTGAACCTGGCCTTGGCGAACCCGACGAGGCCGGCGTCGAAGGCGGCCTTGGGCGAGTCCGGTGCTGGCGCGGTGCCGGGGTTGACGCCGTGCGCCTTGGTGAGCGAGAGCATGGCGGCATCGGCCGCCTTGATCGCTTCGTGCGCCTCCTTGCGAATGGCCTCGTCGGGGATGCCGTCGATCGCGCGGACGATCGCGACGTGCACCGGGAGCGCCTTGGCGAAGTGCGCCAGGTCGGCGGTGGCGCGCTTCTCGATCGCCGCGGTCTCGGTGGCGGCCTGCGCCTTGGCCAGGAGCTCGGTGGTGACTGCCTGCGCCTTGGCTGCGAGGTCGGCCTGCTTGGCGAGCTCGAGCGCGACCGGGCCGTCGGACTTGCGGATCTCGATCCCGCTCGCGGTCTTGTAGACCGGCGCGTCCGCATCGGCCAGCGCCTTGAGCACGGTCTCGCGATCGAGGTGCGACTTGGCGAGGAACGCCTCGGCGTCGCCGCCGCGGAGCTGCGCGTGGTGCGCGCGCTGGCTGTCGGTCAGCGTGTTGAGCTGCTCGAGCCGCGCCACCTGCTTGGTGAGCTCGGCGATCCTTGTCTCTTCGGCGGTGGGCACGGTGGGCATCTCCTTGGGAACGACGGTAGGGTCCGCGCCAGGACGGGTCGAAACACCCGCGGGCGCACGCGCGACGACGACGGAAATCGTGGGGCCGTCGACGGCCGGATCGCAGGCGGGCTCGCAGGTTGGCGGCTCGGCCTCTTCGACGAGCGCGGCGGCGAGGACCTCGGCCGGCACGGGTTCGGCGACCGCGTGATCGTGGCCCGAGTCGAGCGCGATCGTGACCACGCCCGTCGCGGCGTCGTAGACCCACGCGTGGCAGTGGCCTTCGGTGGCGCCTTCGGCGACCTGGTAGCTGGTCGACAGCCGGTCGCGATAGTAGCTCGCCGGCTCGTCGAGATCGATCGAGTGCTGGTGGCCCTCGACGATCGACGTCAGGACGGTGCGCTTGCGGAACTGACGCACTGGCGCGTTCTTGACGAGTTCGCGCTCACCCGTCCCCGCGATCGAAAACGCGTTCAGCTCGCCGCTCTCGTAGCGCTTGAATGCTTCCGTGCTCGGCTTCATGCCGATCGCCAGCCCCTCGACGTCCCCGCGCACCTTCAGCGCTGCCTTGACGTCAGCGGTGAGCGGCAGCATGAAGATCACGCGACCGTCAGACCCGGTGCTCTCACCTTCGTGCATGACGTCCGAGTAGGCGCCTGCCTCGGCGAAGTCCGCCGCGATCTTGATCAGCTCGTCGCCACCGACAACGGCGTCGTTTTGCATGTCGACATGCGGCGTCCTGCCGCCGTCAACCGTCGAGGCGAGTGCGTAGCCGAACACGATCCCGAGCCGCGGAACCGTCGTCGCGACCTTCGCGACCAAGGTGAAGTCCTCGGCGCCCGACCGTGCGCGCTTCGCGAGGACCACATTGGAGATTTCGCCCTGTGCTCCGCGGTCCACGAGGCTGATGAACTTCAGACTCTTGATTCGCAGGCGGTTGTATGGGGCCACGAGCGCAAGGCTCGCAGCCGCTACGCGGCGGGGCGAAACGGCTCAGCGCAGCTCAGCGCTTGGACGGCGCGGGGGCGTGCGCGGCCGCGTGCGGCGCTGCGTGCGTTGAGGCTGCAGCGGCGGCGACAGCGGCCTTGTGCTCGGCGGCGGCCTGCTCGGCTTTGTGCTGGTCCTCGGCGTCTTCTTCGGCGTTGCGCCGCTTGAGCTCGACGAGCGCAGCTTCGGCGAGCTCGACCTCGGCCTTGCGCGCCGCGGTCCGGCTCTCGAGCCGTTCCTTCTCGGTTCGCTTGGCCAGCTCGGCAAGCTGGACGGTGCGGGCCTCGGCGGCCTTGAGCTCTCGTTCGCGTTCCAGTTCTGTCGGCATGCGCCAAGGCTCGCAAGCAGCCCAGGCGGGGTCGAAATCAAAGGCCGATTCCGCGAATCTCGGGCCACACGCTTCGGAAGATGCGCCCCAGTAGCCCCTTCTTTTTGGCCTCGGGCGGGTGAGCGAGGAACTCCTCGTACACCGCGGCTTCGCCGTTCGCGAGCATCTCGGCGGTGTAGGTCGTGCCGCTCACGCGACTGCGATACCGGATCTCGCCGAGGGGCATCTTCGGCGTCTTGACCTCGAGCGTCTCGTAGCCGTCGATCTTGACGTTGGGGCCGGTCAGCTCGATCGCGTAGTTCGGCCGGGCGCGCTCGGTCATCGCCGCAGCGTCGTACGAACGACCGTTGATCACATGCCGATAGTAGGTCTTGCCGGCGTGCTCGATCGCCTCGAAGCCCGCCGGTGCCGGCTTCCGGCTCGGAGCAACCGGCGGCGGGGGCGTCGGCGTTCGATAGGGCTCCTCGGCGGCCGCAGTCCGCAGCGCGAGCTCGTCCGCCGTGGCCCAGGGCGCTCGGTTCGGGATCGCCGCCGTCGGCTCCACGGCGTCGGCGTCGTCCGCCCCGCCTCCGATCTCGCTGATGCCGATCCGGAACCCGCCGCCGTCGTCCACCCGCGCCGCGGCTTCCTGCTGTGCCGCGCGCTCGGCAGCCGCGAGCTCGTCGGCGATCCGCCGCTGCTCGGCCTCGAGCTCGGCGCGCGCTGCCTGAGCCGCAGCCTGGTGCGCTGCAGCCTCGCGCGCCGCAGCGCCGTCAGACGGGCCCGCCGGCCTGGGCGGCGGCGGTGCCGGCGCAACAGGGCCGCCCTGCGCCGTCGCGGTGCGCCCTGGCGGCAGGAGCCGCGTCGACACCACGCACCGGCAGTGCAGCGTTTCCTCAGGCCCGGCGGTCGGGTCGCCGGGATACATGAGCGCGTGACCCAACCCGCTCGTGAACGGCACGCCATGGGGCCGGACCTGGTTGTGCATCGAGACGTGGAAGGTGCGCTCGTCTTTCTTGTTTTTCGCGCGGTGCGAGTGAATCCACTTGCGCTCGATCTGTCCGGGCTCGATGTCGCCGCCGGTGACGGCCTGGCGGATTGCCTCGTCGTTGCCCTGGTGCGCGACTCGCAGCCCTTCGGTCCGCGCGATCGCTTCGGCCCGATAGCCGACCCAGTTGGCGCGGTAGCGCTCGACCATGGTGTCGATCTGCGGCGCGGTCAGGCGGGTGCCGGTCCGCGCGGCCGCAGCAATCGCCCGGTCTGAATGCCCGCTCGACAGCTCGCGCGCGAGCGCTGCCGCGTACTGGCCTGCCTCGAGCTCGCGGCGGTAGTTCTCGACGATCGCCGTCTGGTGCGCGGTCAGGCCGATCGAGCCGCGAATCTGGCGCGCCATGTCGGCGGGCCCCACGCCGCTGCGTGCGCCGGCCACCAGGATCTCGCGGATCGCGTCGCGCTGGTCGGTCGAGATCTCGCGGATCTTGTCGAGCGCGTTCTGCGCCGCCCACTTCACCGCGCGCGGCTCGGCGACGTCGAACGCGATAACCTTTTTCTCGACGGTCACGCTCGGCGTCGCGCTCTTGGTGACCTGTTCGCTGAGCCAGCGCGCCACGCCCTGGCCCGATACGATATAGGCCGCGTGGACCGCCGCCGCGAACGCGCCGGCCGCGCGCTCGACGCCCACCAGCGGCTCGTGGCTACCGAGCGTCAGGCGCGCGGCGATCGACTTGACGCTGTTGAGCTCGCGGACGTGCTCGAGCATCGCGAGCCATGCGCGGGTCAGCCGCGCCTGTACCATCGTGACCAACCTGTCCATGCGGTCGGCTTGCACCGCGCGGCGTCTTTCCTATGCCCGGCACTGGGCCGTGTAGACAGCTCCCGCTGCGTCCCTGTCCACGCCGCCGTCAACGATCGTGTACGTCTGGCCCTGGATCGTGATCCGGTCGCCGGGCGCCGGGACCTGTGCGCCCGCGATCGTCGTCGCGAACAGCTTGATCGCGATCTGAACGCCCGGGATCAGCGTGCCCGCGAGCTGCAAGGCGCCGAGCGACGCCTCGATGCCCTGGGCCGCGAAGCTCGTCAGTACCGGGTTCGACCCACCGCTCACCTGTCCCGGCGTCGGCGTGCCCTCGGTGATCTTGATCAGCACCGCCGGCCGCGTGAGCCCGGCCGCCGGGATCTCGGTGCCGATGATCGTCGCGATGTCGTCGAGTAGCGACATCAGAACGGGTCCGTGCGGTCGAGCTCGTGGCAGGCCGCGAAGTCGCTGTGGCCCTTGCTGCCCGAGCCGAAGCAGCCGGCATAAGCGCCGCCGAGCGCGGCGTCGCCGGCGAGGAACTTGGCCACGTAGCGCATCACGCGCTCGGGCATCGGCGTCGCCGTGCCCGCGGCCACCGAGGTCGGCGCGAAGAACTCGACGCCGACGCCGCCGCCCGCGTTGGCGGCCTTGATGTTCGAGCTGGTGTCGGCCTTGTCGATGAGCGCCGGCGTGGCCGCGATCAAGACCGCGAGCTCGAACGTAGCCCACGTGATCTCGGGCGGCACGCGCTCGCCGTCGATCTCGGTCTCGTCGGCGAGCGTCAAGACGTCGGCGTCCTCGTCGTCGACGCGCGGCCAGGCCAGCGTGGTGTCATCGCCCTCGGCGAGCTCGGTCGCCACGCCGCGCCACGCCTGCTGGTCGAGGTAGCGCGTTGCGTTGACCAGCGACTTGCCCTGGTCGTTGGCCGTACGCAAAAGCCACGCCTCGGGCGCTGGCCCGAGCAGAGTCGAGACGTACTCGATCGCGGCAGGCAGGCCGCCGTAGACCTCGACGCCCGCCGCCACGCCCGTGATCGCTACCGTGTAGATCGCCATCGTCTCGCCTCCCGGGTTGCCGCCAAGCCAACGAGCCACAGCGCGCCTGCGCGCGCCCAGCGCACGGATCGCCGATGTCCGATCGCAGGGCCACTCGCGAGCACCAGCCGCACCCAGACGCGGGCGAGCCATACGCGGTGCGTGTACGCGGGCGTCACGCTGCCCTCGGCGCGCTGGCCGCGTCGTCGGTCGTGCCGAGGTCGTCGACCGGCACGTCGCCTTCACCCGCGTCCGGATCGGGCGGGCCACCCGGCGAACCGCGACGACCGCCGAATCCGAGCACGCCGGCCATCGCCGCCGAGAGCTCATTGGGCGGCGGCAGCCGGAGCTGCTTGCGGATGACCGGGATCGCTGGATCGTCGGGCGCCAGGCCGGCCTGCGCGAGCGCGGCGAGCGAGCGGCACACCATCTCGACCGCGTCGGTGGAGATCGGCTGCGCGACGAGCTTGGGCGTACAGGTCTCGGGGTCGAGGCCGTTGAGCGCGACGAGCGGCCGCGCCAGATCGTTGGTCGCGAACGCGGCGATCTCGGTGAGCGTGTTCTGCAAATTCGTCGCGAAAATGCTCGTCTTGTTCTCGTGCATCCCGTACGTGCCGGCAGTGTCGCCGCCGCCGACCATCGCGAACTCGATCCCGAGCACGCGCGCGATCTCGAGCTGCAGCCGGGTGATGAGCGTGTTGGCGTCGCCGAGCGCGCCGGTGTCGCCGCGCAGAAGCTCGAAGCTCCACCGCATGACGCCGGTGAATACGTTCGGGTCCGAGCCCTTGAACGGCTCGGAGTCGAACAGGATGTATGGGATCTTGTCGGGCGTCTTGGCCGAATTCGCCAGGACGTCGCGGATGGTCTGCGTCGCGCTCGAGACGAACGCGCGGACCTCGTCGTCGGTCTTGCAGCCCTTGGCGATCGCGAGCTCCTTGAGCTCGTTGAGCGGCGCGCGGCCCATCGGCATGCCGCGGAGGTCGGTCTGAAACGCGTGACCCTCGAGCGCCTCGAGCACCTCGAGTCGGCGGACCAGCTCGACGATATGCCGGCAGCGGCCGACGCCGTCGGGGCTATCGGTCAGCGTATCGTCGACGCAATAGAACAGCCGGCCGCGCGGAATGACCCAGCGCGCGCCCGCGGCTGTCGACTGCGCGACCGCGTACCACGGCTCCTGTTCGGACGGCTTGTCCCAGCCGCTGATCGTGTGCTGCGGCCGGTGCTGGATGTCCGCGAACACCATCATGCCGTCGGACCGGCGCTTGACGATCCACTCGGAGAGCGCGAAGCCGACGAGCTTGTACATCGCCATCTTGCGCACGACCGCCGACCACGGCCGCGGCATCTGGGCCTCGAGCAGACCCTGCTCGACGATCTCGACCGCGCGCTCGGCATCGCCGCCGCCGAGCTCGTTGGGCTCGACGTGCCACTCGGTGCCGGCGAGAAGCCCGGTGAAGTAGTGCGTGCCGGTGGCGACGATCGGATAGTTGAGCGCGTTGGTGTACGTGACCCAGCGCGAGGGGCCTTGCATCTTGGCCGAGCGCTCGCCGTTCTGCAGGACGCCGCCCCAGGCGTAGACGCCGTCGCCGCCGCTCGGCTTGGTCACCGGCGCAGGCTTGGCGCCCGACGCGAACGCGTTCGAGATCGCAGCGCCGACGCGTCCGAGAAGGCCCATCTACAGGCACGACGCTACAAGTCGAAGTCGTGGCGGGGCGAATCCCC